GGGATGCCAAGCAAGTGTGGTGTAATCGGTAGCCACAGCAGACTTAAACTCTGCCGCCTGTAACGGGCGTGCCGGTTCGATTCCGGCCACTTGTACCAAATATAGCGGGTTACGTCAGCGGTCAGACTATTAGGCTCATAACCTAAAGGACGGAGGTTCGAATCCTTCACCCGCAACCAATTCTGGCGTTAGTATAATGGATAATACAGTTGCCTTCTAAGCAATCAATAGAGGTTCGATTCCTCTACGCCGGACCAAGGCCTTGTTATTTCAGTGGTAGAATGTCTCTTTTACACGGAGAAGGTCGGCAGTTCGAATCTGTCACAAGGTACCATATATACTTGGACATATAGCACAGCGGTAGTGCATCTCCTTCATACGGAGCAGGTCAGTAGTTCAAATCTACTTATGTCCACCAATTTGCCCCGGTGACGGAATTGGTATACGTGTTGGTCTTAGAAGCCAAATTTTAGGAGTTCGAGTCTCCTCTGGGGCACCAAATTATGTGCATGTGTAGCTGAATGGTTAGGCAACGGATTGCAAATCCGTATTATGCAGGTTCGATCCCTGTCATGCACTCCAATATAGGAAGTTAATATGAGAAACATAGATATCGCAGAAGTGAAAGCATTTATTGATGCTCAGTCACCACAAACCAAAATTTATATTGGAGCTGATTCAGAACGTTTTAGAGTTGGAGGAATTTGGTTTGCAGACTATACGCTTGCTGTTGTTGTTCATATTGATGGGTGTCACGGTTGTAAAATCTTTGGAGAAGTCCAAAGAGAGAGAGACTATGACCAACGCAAAAACAAGCCTTCAATGCGCTTGATGAATGAAGTATATAAAGTTTCTGAGTTGTTTCAGAAGCTTAAAGAAGTTTTAGAAGACCGTATTGTTGAGGTACACTTGGACATTAATCCGAATGAAATGTTTGGAAGTTCGTGTGTCGTTCAACAGGCAATTGGTTATATTAAAGGTACATGTAACGTGACACCTTTGGTAAAACCAGGAGCATTTGCGGCTTCGTATGCAGCTGACCGCATGAAAATGTTGTTGGCGGCATAATTAATTGGGTGTTGATGCAGCGGGAATGGTCCTGCGACTAGCCTTGAAAACTAGGTTCTGCTGAAGAAGCGGATGGGGTTCGATTCCTCCGGCACCCGCCAATAAATACTAATATGAAAATTACCGAAGTTTCTACAGTTTATGGTATGAATAATACCGAAAGATTGGTCACACAGTATGTGAAGACCAAATATGACGTGGGCAATGCAACTCTTGATGTTGTCAAAATGGGGTATAGTGTTGTTTTGTATGCTGAAAACGGCAAAGAAGATAATTACACTAATCGGGGCAGAGTGGTGGATTTACAAGCATAAGTTTTTGTGTTACAATAACAATATGGAGTGTGGGCAGGATGGTAATGCAGCGGATTGCTAATCCGTAGACTTATGAAAGTAGGTCACAGGGTTCGACTCCCTGACACTCCACCAAAAAGGACTATATGAAAATTGATGAGTATGATGGTTTCTATTTTCTTCCACCTGAAGAAGAAGATGCAGACTATGATGATCTTAAAATGGTGTTTTTCACTAAAGAAAATAAAACAGCTGAAGATGTATCAACCAAAATGCCAAATAATGGATATTGGTTTCATGTGGTATTTTTTAAGGAAGATGACGAAGGTAAACCTGAATTTGATTCCAATTTCGAAGCAATCTTTTTAGACCCCGTTGAATATGTCAAAGGTCTGATTGGTAGCAATTTGTATGGTGTGTTTTTGAAGAAGACGGAAAAGTCCAAAGAATGGATTGATAGGTACATCAGAGACACCGAACAAAAAATAACTGAATTATATTAATTGAATGGAGATTACATTATGAAAACAGATAAACCAGCATTCACAACACCAGAAGGCAGAGATTGGCTTATTGGATTGTTGAAATCTGAAGAATACATCGATATTCTTTTCACTAAAGCAGACGGAACCGAACGTCAAATGCGGTGTACGTTGAATGAGAATAAAATTCCTGCTGATTTTGCGCCAAAAAGCACGGAACGCAAAAAAAGTGATGAAGTTCTTCCCGTTTTTGACATTGAAAATCAAGGCTGGCGCAGTTTCCGCTTAGATTCCGTGAAAAATGTGCAATTCCACATTGGTGTTGCATAAAAACAACGCTAGGATTGACAATATTTTGACTATGTGTTACAATAGTACATTATATGAGCAAAATATTGTCAAAATCCGAGCTTGTTTCCGCTAAAGATTACTTTGCGGAGATTTTGTTGAGCTCTCGGATGCTCAAATTTGTGAATATTGAAGTAAAAATAGTTTCCGGTAATGCACCAAGTGGTTTATGCATTATTGACGAGTATAACAACCAGAATAAACCACGTTCCTTTACGATTGAAATCAATAAAAATCAATCAAAACTGGAAATTCTAAATGCCGTAGCGCACGAAATGGTACACGTAAAGCAATATGTTTACGGCGAACTAAATGAGCAAATGTCCAGCTGGTTGGGACAAAAAATTGATTGTGATGAAGTAGATTATTTTGAGCAGCCTTGGGAAGTAGAAGCTTACAACCTTGAGGCATTTTTAACAGTTATGTATTTGAGTGAAAAAAATGGTTAACGTACACTTTTTGAGAAAATTAGCATCCGATGAATTAAAAGACACAATGTTTTTTTGCACCGGCGAAAGAGTAATTAAAACGAGAGATCCGTCTTGGGTAAAGCTTGACGTTCCGAATATTTCTGTTAAAATTGTGACGAATAGAAATATTACAGTAAATAAAGAAAAATGTAAATCAATACCAGAAGCAAAATGGGTAATACAACACTTGAAATTTTAGGCAATAATGATTTAAATTAAAAAAAGTGCTCTATATAATAGAGTGCTAACATAAAGAGAATAATATGAGTGGAATTTACATTTTGAAGTTGAAAGATGGTTTTCGAGTTGCTTACAGTAAGCGATATGAAGACATGATTGGCTCTTATGATGATTTATCAATGAATTACCAGTTAATAAAGAAAGTTATCAACGAAGTTTTCGGAGATAAAAAAACTTATACTGAATATTCGGATGCTGTACGTGCAGCTGTTGATATATCTAAAAAATATCCCGAAACTGATGATGGTATTTTTGTTATGCGGCACGCTTTCAATAAAACATTTGATGAAGTTGTAAATGACGAATAATAGATTCCGTGACCCAAACTATGGTGAACCAAAATTTACTAAAGAGTTAACCAAAGTTGAGTTGTCTCAGGCTTTAAACTGGTACACACAAAACCGAGATAAGAAGGCTTCGTTAAAATACGCCACAGACTATTTTAAAAAGAAGTTGAAGCTAAGTGCTGAGTCCACATTAAAAAAAGAACCTAGTACGTTTGGATTCATTTGTAGAATCGTTACGAATGGTGGACAGTTATCACCTAAAGACGTTGAATGGTTCAATGGTGAAATTGCCAGAATTAAAGAAGAATCAAAGAAGGCAAAACCTGTTGTAATTGAAGAAGTTGTAGAATCAACAGCACCAAATATTCAAGACCGTATTAATGAAAAGGTACATGATTGTATCGGTGAACTTGAAGGACAATTAGATGATTACATTATGTCCGAATTTAAAGATATGGGCTCAGCTTATGGCGTAATGCACACCTACGAGATTAAAGGTGTACACGCTAACAAAATTATTAAGATTTACCAAAAGAAAAAACTGCATTATGAGGAAGTGTTGGATTCCGATGATAAACAATTTAAAGAAGGATACTCCAATTTTAAACGTATGCAATTGAAGAAGATTATCGGTTACATTAATTCTGTAATTGATGATGCTACAAAAATTAAGACCGCAAGTTTGAAAAATCGTAAACCTAGAGTGAGGAAAATAAAATGACAATTTATTTAAATGATGACCGTGATTATTCAGAAATTATTGAAGGCTGGGTTCGAGAGTTTATCTGTACAATGGATGAAGGTCGCCTACGTCCAGGTGATGATTCAGGTTATGCACCATTCGGTGTAAAAATTATTTTTGATGGTTATGCCGATTTAGAAACATATGATGAAAATAATGAATATGTTTATGAAGAAGGCGCAGACACTACCGTAATGTCATTTGCCGTATTCATACATAAAGATTCTTTGGATAATGAATTTCCTCCACATGAACAAACACCATGGGCATTGATTCACCGACCAAAAGAAGAAGTCTGCATTTACGTTTGGTATAATGAAGACAGTGATGATGTAGAAGTTATTCCTTTTGAAGATAATGGCGCCACTGAATTAGACCATAAAGTTGTTACCGATTTGATTTTCGCAATAAAACAACGTGATGATGAATAATTGCCGAAATAAATTGGAAACTGTGTTATACTTACTATACTATGATAATTTTTGATTTTAACCAAGTTGCTATTTCGAATCTGATGGAACAAATCGGATCCTCAAAAACTAAAGTTGAGGAAACGTTAGTTCGACATATGATTCTTAATTCAATTCGTACCTATGTGAAGAAGTTTAAGAACACACACGGACCTGAAGTAATTATTGCTTGCGATAATCGACACTACTGGCGCCGAGGTATTTTTGAACACTATAAAGCCAGTCGTAAGAAGGCACGTGAGTCTTCTGGCCACGATTGGAATACTATCTTTGATTGCCTCAATAAAATACGTGATGAGTTGAAACAATATTCTCCTTATAAAGTAATTGATGTGGAAACTGCTGAAGCTGATGATGTTATTGCTGTATTGGCAACAAAATACTCGGCCACAGAGAAAGTGATGATTTTGTCGTCAGATAAAGATTTTGCTCAACTGCAAAAATATCCTAATGTTGAACAATATTCACCTATTCTTAAGAAATACATTAAAGAACCACTACCTGGTGCTCAACTTAAACAATTGATTATTCGTGGTGATAAGAGTGATGGCATTCCCAACATTTTAACGAATGATGATGTTTTTGTCACTGGTGGTCGCCAGAAACCGATTACTGAAGCTAAGATTATTAATTGGATGAATCAGTCACCAGAAGAATTTTGTAATGATGAGATGTTACGTAATTTCAAGCGTAACGAAATGTTGATTGATTTGAACTTGATACCTGAAACCTTGAAACGAAGTATCCTAGATACCTATGAAAACACGAAAGGCCACAGTCGTCAAGTTTTTATGAACTATATGATTACCAATCGTTTAAAAAATTTACTGGAAGTGATTGATGAATTTTAACCTAATGATGCATGAAATATTGCACGAATTTGAACAAGCAAAAACAAAAGATGAGAAAATCGCTGCGTTGCGTAAACATGGCGATAAGTCTTTTCAGTTGTTGATGTTTTATGCGTTTAGTCCTGATATTGTATTTGATGCAACGGTACCTGAGTATCGTCCGTCAAAAGAACCTGCAGGTCTAAACCACATGTACTTACATTCCGAAGTTAATCGGTTGTATAATCTTATTGCTGGTCATCCAAAGAGAGCTGCTGGCATTACAGTAAAAAAACAACAACAAATTTTAGCAATCATGTTAGAATCATTGTTTGTTGAAGAAGCAAAATTGTTAGCAGACATTATTTCTGGCAAATTCAAAGTTAAATCTTTGGATGTAAAAATCTTAAAAGAAGCATACCCACATTTAGCATTGTAAAATGAAAGTCGTATTGATAACTGGTGGATTTGATCCACTACATTCGGGGCATATCGCCTACATCAAAGCAGCACGTTCACTTGGTAGTCTTTTGGTTATTGGTGTGAATAGTGATTCATGGCTCGAACGCAAGAAGGGTCGAGCATTTATGCCTTTCTCTGAAAGGTCGGAGATTATTGAAAATTTATACCAAGTACATCGTGTTATTAAATTTAATGATGATGATGGTACTGCCAAAGATGCAATCGTCCAAGTTAGGAAAATGTTTCCAATGGATCAGATTATTTTTGCAAATGGTGGTGATAGAACTGCTGATAATATTCCTGAAATGGATATTAAAGATGACAACCTTGTTTTTAAATTTGGTGTCGGTGGTGAAGACAAAAAGAATTCGAGTAGCTGGATTTTAGAAGAATGGAAAGCACCAAAGGTTGAAAGACCTTGGGGTTATTATCGTGTAATATATGAAGCTGCTAGTACAAAAGTGAAAGAACTGGTTGTTGAACCAGGTAAATCATTGAGTATGCAACGACATAGATTCCGCAAAGAACATTGGCACGTTACAAAAGGCCAGTGTCTGGTTGAAAGTGAAATGAACAGTGGTTATAAGTTGCCAGGAAAAATTCTTGGTCTAAATCAAACCATCGATATTGGTATCGAAGAATGGCATAAATTAACTAATCCTTATGCCAGTGAATGTAAGATTGTTGAGATACAATACGGAACATATTGTGAAGAAGATGACATAGAGAGGAAAAAATGAGTGACGGTGGAAAAGGAAGTAAACCAAGACCATTTAGTGTAGCACAAGATGAATACAACAATAGATGGGACGCAATCTTTGCTAGAGATTTGCAAAAAGAGGAAGAATTAAAAAAGAAATTGATGAATCAGCTCGAAGCTGAATCTGACAGACTAGGATTATATAATGAAAGTAGCAATAGTAACACCGACAATCGGAAGTGAACATCTAGTAAGGTGTGTTGATTCCGTTGATAAACAAACATACAGTGATTTAACACATTATGTTTTTATTGATGGTGAACAGAGTGAGTTAAGTGTTATTGACAAAATCGAAGGTGCAACCAAAGTAAAAAAGATTGTACTTGAAGAAAATGTTGGTAAAGGTTGGTATGGACACCGTGTCTATTCAGCTTGTTCTTTTTTGGTTAATGCTGATGTAATTTGTTATCTAGACGAAGACAATTGGTACGAACCAAATCACGTGGAAAAACTTGTTGATAAAATCAAACAAGGTAATGATTGGGCATATTCGTTAAGGAAAATTTATGATAAAGATGGCAACTACTTATGTAATGATGACTGTGAGTCGCTTGGCAAATGGCCTGTATATTTCAATAGTGAAGTATTCCACATTGATACCTCAAGCTTTGCTATTAGGCGTGACATTGCTGTTAGGATTGGGCATGCTTGGTACGGCCAATGGGGTGCCGATAGACAGTTTTTTAGTGCGTTAAAGAATCACTTTCCAAAATTTGATTGTTCGAATGATTACACCATGTGTTATAGATTGGATGGAAATCCAAATTCAGTAACGCAAGAGTTTTTTGACAAAGGTAATGCTGCGTCTGCTGAGAAATACCCAACAGGTTTTCCTTGGAAACAAAATGTTATCAAAGAAGAACTTGGTCCGAATATTTCATTAATTTTTAGTTGATATGACTACAGTATTAGTTACAGGCGCATCGGGATATCTCGGTTCACACCTGTGTAAAAAATTGAAGCGTGAAGGCTTCAATGTCGTTGGTTATGATTGTAAACCACCAAAACACCGTTACATGGATATATTCTATGAAGGTGATATTCGTAGAAAAAGTTCCCTGTTGGATCTATTCTCACGTGTTAAGATTGATACCGTATTTCACCTAGCAGGCAGAATCGAAGTTAGTCAATCGTGGGAATATCCAAATGAATTTATGGATGTTAACACCGCAGGCACTTGCAACCTGTTGAATGTGATGACAATGTTCAGAGTGAAAAATATTATATATTCTTCCACTGCAGGTGTCTATGCACCAAGTAATCGGCCAATCAAAGAGAATGGTAAGATTGCAGAAAATCATCCGTATGGTATTTCAAAGTACATGGCTGAGACTGCCATTCGTTATTCAAATATCAATCACGTAATTTTTCGGTATTTTAATCTTGGTGGTGCTGATATAGATGGTGAAATGGGTGAGTCGCATGATCCTGAGACACATCTAATTCCTAATATCTTACAAAATCTAAACAACGTTGAAATATATGGTGATGACTATGATACACCAGATGGCACGTGCGTACGTGATTATGTACACGTTTGTGATGTTGCTGATGCACATTTTGATGCTTTCAATTATTTAAAATCAGGCAAGAAATCTACAACTTTAAATTTAGGTACAGGTCAAGGTGTTTCGGTATTAGAAATGGTAAAATTAGTTTCTGAAATTACCGGTGAATATGTTGACTATGATATTTTGCCTAGACGACAAGGTGATCCACCCGTTTTAGTTGCCGATATTAGTCTTGCCGAAAAAGTCTTGCGTTACCGACCTAAACATGATATAATGAGTATTATTACAACAGCTAGTGAATGGCATAAAAATGAGAGCATCTAATTTAATGAAACAGAATTTAGTTGACGACAACATGGATGGCGCAGGTTGGTTTGATATAGTTAACCAACGTTTGTTGGATAACAGCATTCATTTCCTAACAGGTGAAATTGAAGAAGACAATATCAATCGAGCTATGCAATGGATTGTTTATGAAAATTTAGAAGCAGATAATGATAGAATGTTGACACTATACATCAATTCTATTGGTGGTAATTTAACTGATGCATTTGCTTTGATTGATTTGATGAAGCAATCCAATTTGCCAATTAGAACTATTGGAATTGGTTCTGTTATGAGTGCCGCATTTCTAATCTTTTCCTCAGGTGAACAAGGACATAGACATATTGCTAAGAATACGTCTTGCATGTGTCACCAATATTCCGATGAAATACAGGGTAAATTCCACGATATCAAATCTGAAATGATTGAAGCTGACTATACAAACCAACGCATGTTAAATTTGTTGGTCGAAAACACACAACTTACAGAACGTGAAGTTAAAAAGAAATTGTTGCCTGCTACTGACATTTGGTTGCAGCCACAAGAGTTGATTGAACTTAACGTGGCGGATCACATTTTCGGAGCATGATGCAAATGTTGGTCGGTGGAAATAAGCCTCAGAAAATCCAAAAAACAAAGTTTAGAAAAAATGCGGATTCTGAGAAATATAGTAACAAACATAAACACCACGATAAGAGTACCTATCGTCTTTTAAAACAGGAAGAAGAATATGAGCTTGAAAGCAGAATTACAAAAAGAAATTGAAAGACTTGAATTGAAGTTGCGTGATGATACTATGTCATTACAACAACTAAAAGAAGTTAAGGATAAAATGGAACGTATTAAGTTATCTGAGTTTGAAGAAGACTTAAGAGAAGAAGACAACAAACAAATTTTATTAAAAGGTTAATATGTCAGATAAATCATGGATACTTGATGTGAAAGAAAATGAAGATGGTGAAAAGTTTATTGAGTTGACTGACGAAATACTTGAGTTATCTAATTTTAAGATTGGTGATAATTTAGAATGGACTGATCGAGGTGATGGTAGTTGGTCTTTAAAGAAAAAAGAAGAAAAGACTTGGGCATTAGTTGAAGCTGTACACACATTCCGTATGAGGTACGTGGTTGAAGTACCTGCTGAACATCCAGAATATGCACTTGATACAGTTACGATGGATGCTGCCAAAGAATTCTCACAGGAGTTTATTGGTCAACAAATTATGTCACATCGTGTTATTTCAGAAGAAGATGCTTTGAAACTATGTGATGTTGATAATTATTATTGTGCAAAGTGGGACAATCAAAAGAAAATAGAAACCTTCTTTACAGAAGAAGGATTTGAACGTGAAGATTGATGAATATGCCGTTATGCAAATGTGTATTGAACGTGGAGCTCTTGAAGCATTAAAACGTTGTCAAGAAAGCGAAGAGCTGAACGAATACAGAGTTGCTCAAGAAATCGGCATGTGCGTTATGGAAGAAATTATAGTGTGTTTTAAATTTAACAATGGAGATGATAATGGTAACAGTTGTAAAATCTGAATGGCATCAAGTTGAAAAACGGTATTCAATCGAAATTGATGAAGATGTTTTGACTGACATTTATCCAGACAAAGAGGAAGAAGAAATTAGTACCATTCTTTCTGGTTTAGAAGATGGCACCTATGATGTTGAAGATGTAATCAATGATGCTTATGAAGAAAGCGTGGATTTAGATTTTGACTGGATGGATGAAGATGATTGGTGGACTGACCGAAAAGGCGGCTACGAAGTCACTTATGAAGTTGTTGCATAAAAACAACATAGGGCTTGCATAATAAAATCGGTAGTGTTATAATAGCATTATGATGTTATTCGTACACAATCGTTCAAAACGTAAAAAACCAACAGCCAAAAAACTGGCTGAATATCAGGCATGGTTAGATAATGTTAATTCTATGCCGCCACCATCAGGTAATAAAAAAGTACTCAAAACGAAAATGAATACTTATGTACTACCTGAATTAAAACCGCCAGCTGGCAGGGAAACTGTACGTTATCCTAGTCTAAGTACTGGTGAGGGTATGGCAACAAAACCTATCATTGGCAAAGTATATACTGGCTCAGCTATGAAAGGTATTGGTACTTTGCACAAATCTAATGCGGTTCCGATTTTCTCGGATCAAGAAGCAAAAGACCAAGCCAACATGCGGAGATAATATGGAGATATATCTATCATCCGTTTCAATATTCGCCTTGGGTGCGTTCCTAGGCGCTCTGGTGGGTCGTTCCATGACGTTCGGAATCATGGGAATAGTACTCCTGGTGATATTAATACTTAAGTATTAATGTTGTTTTTATGCAACACAGGCGAAAAACGCTTGACAATTGTACCGAAACCTGTATAATGGATTCTGTTGAGTTGATAAAGGACACATTGTTATGAAACTGCTTTCTACTGGTAACCCCAAAATCCTTAAAGGATTGGCTGAAGGTTATAATACCTATATTTTGCATTTGGCTCCAGCTGATTTGTCAGGTTATGAAACATGTGCTAAGCGTACCGCTGGTTGTACAGCTGCTTGTTTGAATACAGCTGGCCGTGGCGGTATGTTTAAAAAAGGCGAAACTACCAACGTTATTCAAAAAGCACGTATCCGCAAAACACAAATGTTTTTCGAAGAGCGCATGTATTTTATGAATTGGTTGGTTAAAGATATTGAATTGGCTATTAAGCAAAGTGCCAATAAAAATTTAGTTCCAGTTATTCGATTAAATGGTACTAGCGACCTTGCTTGGGAAAAGTATGAAGTTGTCCGTAATGGCAAATTATATCGTAATATTTTTGAAGCGTTTGAACGTATCCAATTTTATGATTATACCAAAATACTTGGTCGTAAAGTCAAAAATATCCCTAATTATCACCTGACATTTTCTGCCGCTGATGGTAATGATAATGATGTATTATCAGCTATGACACAAGGTTATAATGTTGCTGTTGTTTTTGGTATTAAAAAAGGTTCGCCAATGCCAGAAACTTATAAGTTCCGTTCCGTTTTTAATGGCGATGATTCTGATTTGCGTTTTTTGGATCCGCAAAATTCTGTAATTGGTTTGTATGCTAAAGGTAAAGCCAAAAAAGATACAACCGGTTTTGTAAAGTATCCAGTTATTATGTTGAAAGCTGCTTAATGATTATTCAATTTGGAGAAAACAAGATGTTTGATGTATTTAATATTGGTGGTAAAACTGCTCTTTATCATAGAGTACCAATTCAATTTTTAGACCTTTTTAGAAGTGAAATGTCTAGTCAAAATAAATTTTTCAAGGTTAGATATCGTGGTCCCCGAGCTAGTACGCCGTCAGCACGTTATCGATCTGCGGCAAACAGACAATCTACCTGCTTAAAGGAAGATGCCACACACTTTTCAGCTTACACTTATTAAGGAATAATGAAATGACAATGCCTGCTGGTAAATATTATGTTGGTGATTTATGTTATGTAATGACCGATGAAGAATGGGAAGAATTTTGTGGCATCACTATCGATGGCAATAAATGTATAGATGGTGAGTTCCAACTAAGTGATGGTCGCAAGTTTGCAACATATGGCACCGCTTATGGCGATGGCACTTACCAAGATTATGATGGTGATTCATATTCGGTGGATGCTGGATTAATTGGTTGTATTTTGGTTAGTGATATCAAAGCAAATAATTATGATAATCTGCTGGAACTTGGTTGTATTGAAGATTTTGATTCACCATTTGTCACCGGTGGTGGCCGTGGTAAAAAAGGTTGGGATGGTGTGATTCAGTTTGGTCACATTATGATTGAAACAAACCCTATTGAGGAATATTAAAATGGGAACACGTAGTTTGACTTTTGTTTATGATGGTGATAAACCAATCATTAATATGTACCGTCAATTTGATGGTTATCTGGAAGGTCATGGCCAAGAGCTGGCTGATTTTTTATGCTCTGGTGAAATTGTTAATGGTTTCTCTCAAAGTGAAACAAAACAATTTAATGGTATGGGTTGCCTTGCAGCTCAATTGATTGCCAATTTTAAACATACCGTTGGTGGATTCTACATTCATGCTGTTACCGATACCGATTGCTGCCAAGAATATGAGTACCACGTTTACGAAAATAAAGTGGTAGTTAAAAATCCAGGTGAAGTGATTTTCTCTGGTACTTGGCAAGACTTTAAAGATTTTTGTTGCTCAAAGGCAACAATCTAACGGCAAACATGGCGATGCCGCTTGACAAATTCGCCTCAAAGTGTATAATTGAACTATTGAAACTAAGGAATATATTATGTCCAAAACTGTAAAACTAAAACCTTTCGAAAAACTTTTGACATTGATGGTCTCAGGCGAACCTGTGACCAAAGATGAAATTGACCAAAAACTTGGTGCAGAAATTTATGTGTACCGATTGTCAACATACATTTGGCACATTAAAACAATTGCCAACGGTACCGTTCGTGCAATTAAAGATGGCCGCCAAGTTGTAGCCTATCAATTGGTCAACGTGAAAGAAGTCCAAAAGTACCTCGATACAATTGGCATTTCTCAATCAACATGGGTTCCTGGTCAAAAGGTTAAGAAACCTTCTGCTGCCAAATTGGCTGCTCAGACTGGTGCTACACCAATGCCAGCAATGGTTGATCCTGTTGCAGAGGAAGTGCAAGTAAATGAAACTGTCGAACAGACTGCTTGATTTTATAGAAGACTTGCGTAACGATATTAATTCCACGGTATTTGTATGTACCGTGGTTTTTATCAATGGTTTAGTTATTTACGCTATTGTGTTAGCTCTATATGAATATTTTTTATCTTGATAATGACCCAACTACTTGTGCTCAAATGCACAATGATAAACACGTGGTCAAAATGATCCTTGAATATGCTCAGCTCTTATCTACAGCACACCGTGTATTGGACGGCAATCTTATTACTCGTTTATCTAAGTCTGGTCGCAAACAACAGCACTACGTTCTCCCTGATTCCCGTGATAGTGTTATGTATTCCACTACTCATGTTAACCATCCCTCTGCTATTTGGTTGAGACAGTCGTATGAAAATTATGAATGGCTGTACCAGTTATTCTTAGCAGTATTGAGAGAATATACACACAGATATGGTAAATTACATGCTTGCGAGAAACTAGTTGAAGTTTTGAACACACCGCCAAATGGCATTCCCAAAGGCGTAGGTTTTACCGAACCGACACCTGCGATGCCTGACGAAGTGAAAATTGTTGGCAGTTCTTTGGCATCCTACAAAAATTACTATATAAAGAACAAGGCTCATTTAGCGTCTTGGAAAAAACGAAATATTCCGGAGTGGTACAATCTTTAATTTTTATAAATATATACGTAACGTATAGTTTTTATAGGGGTTATATGGATTTGCAACAAGAACAACGTATTGTAGAACCTAAAAAGAAAAAGGTTTATAGTAAAACATTAGACCCTAAAAAGTCTTACTTGAAAAGGATTTACACCGCTCAAAAGTGTGATGCTAATCCTAATCATAGAAACATAGAATGGCAATTGTCCCTAGAGGAATGGACTGAGATTGTTCAACAAAATTGCCACATCTGTGGTTCTGAACCAGTGTTTCGTGAGGGTAAACTACATGAATCGGCTGGTACAAAAGTTCCAATCAATGGATTGGACAGAATTGATAGTGATAATGGATATCTGATTTACAATGTTAGAGCTTGTTGTTCTAAATGTAATTACATGAAACATCGGATGTCCAAAGATAAATTTTTGCAACATATAAAAAAGATTTGGAATTTTAATTTTGCCAACGTATAGCTTTTTAAACACCGAAACTGGTGAACAATTTGATTCTTTTATGAGCATTGCAGCTCGTGAAGATTATTTGAATGATAATAAACATCTTCAAACTGTTATGACTGCTCCGGCAATCGTATCACATTCTGGTGGAACATTAGATCAAAAAACCCCTGATGGATTCAAAGAAGTTTTATCTAAGGTTGCAGAAGCGCATCCAACTAGCACTGTTGGTGATAGATATGGTAAAAAATCCATTAAGCAAGTACAGACAGAACAAATTGTTAAGAAGCACGTTGATAAAATTACAAAGAAAATAAAAGCCTGATGCCATTTAAATTTATAAAATTACCTGAGTTAGATTTTGACTTAAAGGCTGTTACAACTGAAGATGGCAGGAGATATAACACACCGAGTGGTGAAATGTACCCATCAGTGACTACTGTTTTGGCTGACTATAATAAGAAGGCCATTATGGAATGGCGACAAAGAGTTGGTGCTGAAGAAGCAAATAAAATTGCTACACGTGCGTCAAATCGTGGTACTAAATTGCACAGTTTATGTGAAACTTATTTATTGGGTGAATTGTCACCTAAAAAAGTAGCATCAATGATGCCACTGGATAAAATGATGTTCAAACAATTACGTCCAAAGTTGGATGAATTTGTTGATAATATATATTGCCTTGAACAGGCGTTATATAGTCACCAATTAAGAATGGCAGGTCGTGTGGACTTAATTGCTGAATGGGATAATGAACTAGCTGTAATTGATTTCAAATCTTCTACACGTGAAAAGAGTGAAGACAAAATTCAAAATTATTTTATGCAATGTACCGCATATGCTTTAATGTTTGAAGAAATTACAGGTAAAACTATAAATAAGATTGTGGTAGCTATTGCAACCGAAGAAGAAGTACCACAAATTTTTATTAGAGACAAATCGAATTATATTAACGGTTTAAATACATACATACAAAATTATTGGGATAAAAGATGAAAATTTATATTGGTCCTTATAGAGACTGGATTGGTCCTTATCAGATAGCAGATAAACTATTTTTCTGGTTACCAAAAGACAAACGCTTTGAAATCGGTGGGTGGATGGCTGGGCCAGACGGCAAAGATACGTGGTTACAAAAAGTTTGCGTTTGGGTAGAAAGTCACAAAAAACGCAAAGTGAAAATTCGCATTGATAATTACGATACATGGTCAATGGATCACACTCTTGCGTTGATTATTTTGCCAATGCTGAAACAGTTACATAAAACGAAACATGGTGCTCCTTGTGTTGATGATGAAGATGTACCGGAAGGACTTGGTCTACGCAGCACTGAAGCACCACCAAAAGAAAACGATTATGATATTGATGACAATCATTTCAAACGTTGGGATTGGGTACTTGAGGAAATGATTCAAGCATTCGAATGCAAGAATAATGAGGATTGGTCTGAGAAGTATTGGACTGGTACAAGTAAAATTGAATGGCAAGACTCCGATAATGAATATAATGGACAAAAGTGTAAACGAATGGTAGAGTTAGGTGATCGAAAATGCGATTGGGATGCATACAGAGCACACGAAGAACGAAACAAAAATGGTTTTAGATTATTTGGAAAGTATTACCAAGCCCTATGGGATTGATTTGACTAAATAGTACATCACATTTAAAAATATAACAAAATGACTATTAAATTATTCAATCAAGGTTCATTATCTTTGAGTGAAATTCAAGCTGAATTTGGTGGTAATAACCCAATTGGTTTAGATGAATATTATGCTGGCAACGGCCGAGTAAATCCTGGTACTGTAGGTTATCCAAGCGGTTCAGCTGTTGCTATTCCTTCAAGCGGTGCGATATCAATTAGTAATTTTTATGGTGCCTCGGCAGAACCTAGTGCTGTTGCTTTGGCTAACTATTTCTGGAACAATCGTTCCAATTTAGTTAGATATGGTGAAGGTACAGGTCAACTAAGTTATTATCCTGGTGATAATTATAATAGAAACCATCCCAATTTTAGATATACAACTTCTGCTATTAACTCATGGTCATATTCAAATGGTGGTTTACCATTGAGTAGTATGTTCTACACTATGGTTAGTATTGCATCTGGTGGAATTGGTAATTATCCAACAATAACACCTTCTACAAATTCTGGTACTTTATTACATGATTTTGGTCCATTCACCTATGTTGGTGATGGCGCACAACCTACACCTGTTGGTAATGGATTTGGTATAACTGTTAAAACACAAACTTTTGTTGGACAGGTTAATTCAGTATCAAGTAATTCAATAACTTTCTCTGGTGGTGGTGGAAACAGAGGAGCATGGAGTTATTCATATTTGATTCCTGGAAAATGGGCGTTTGAAGGTGGACAAGGACAAATTAATTTCGATGGTTACAACTATTCAAGAACGGTGGCTGCTGGTAAAATGCACGTTATGATTGTTGAACGTGGTGGAGATTATAATAATCCATTGCCACAACCAAGTGGTGCAGCAAACGTTATAACTGCAGACCATTGGTGGTATAATGGTTCGAGTGTACAATTTGTGGTAAACACTAGTTCATCTGCAATATATCCAAGTTGGCCTGCTTCCGGACCAATTATTGGAGAAACGCCAATTATTGGTGCTATATTAACAACTTTCTAATAATAAAATAAAATGAACGATTTTCAATTTATCAAAGTAAACGAAGATTCCACAATCAAAGTGGAATACAGAACAACAAATTATACTAACATTTCTAATCCCGATGGTTTAACGGGGCAAGAATTAATTGCGTTTGTTTCAGAAAAAATAACTGAACTTTCAGCTGATGATGTTATCATTGATCCAGAAAATGATATTTTGATAACACTAGGTATTGAAGAACCTATCCGTGAAATGCTTATCATGGAAGTTGTAGAAAATGTAGTACCAACAACAGAATGAATGGTAGTAAACTGATTTTTTGAAAAGTGTCTTGGACGGGGGTGCGAATCCCCCCAAGTCCACCATAAGAATTTAGGTCTGCGCCGTGCGATAATGAAGATGACTAAGGGATCACGGACATCCAGATAATCTAAACCAAAATTCTTATGATGGGCTTGACTAGTTTCGACAAGGCAACAAGTACAAAAATTGGCTACTCGGGAAAGCAGAACCCGTAGGATTGAGGTAACTCGGTCGTAGAAGCAAAACAAAATAAATGCAAACGATGAACGTTTCTTGATGGCTGCGTAAGCACCATCGGAGTTTTGCAAGTTGAACTTAGCAACAGAATCAACTTGCTTTGGTGTATTGATTGTTGGATGGTTTACCTATTTTAGCAACTGACATTTTTTGTAATGTTTCTTGTGAATATATGTTTTTCTTACCTTTATTCCAAGGTGGTGTGCCAGAAGGTCTTCCGTTTTTAAGATTGTAGTATTTTTTACCAAACTCAGATTCTTTAATCATACGAAGAAATCTAGCCTCTTCTTTTCTGGCAGACTTCCTATCATTAAAGACTTTGATAATTTTACGTTTGAAATCGTTAGGTCTATATTGATGTTCTCCGTTAAACCAGCGTGATGAAGAAACATAATCATCAGTTATTTGTCCTTCATGCATACCAACATAGAACATCTTTCGGCATTTATCGTGCCATATATATAAAAAGAATTGCATTATTATCCTCCAAGATGTATAATGTATTTAGTAAAAGTAAACTTTCAAGTTCGCATTTACTAGGGTTTCAGTTGGTTTCCTCGTAACAGAATAACCAACTACACTACACTCATCACACAAGGAGAAAAATATGAGTAACATGACACCATTCGAGATCCGTCTCGAACTTCTAAAACTTTCTAAAGACATGCTCGAACAAGAGTATATGTCTAAACGGGAAGTTGCACATAATAACTGGCAGGTAGCTTCCGAGAATGCTCGCACTCAAGGACAACAGTTACCAACACAACCAGAATATTCACTATTCCCATCGGAACAAGAAATCATTAATAAGGCGCAAGCTTTAAATGGTTTCGTTTCTAACATTTCTGAACCTGCTAAGGTTACTAAGAAGTCGTAAGGGAAAGATAGGCTTCGGCCTATCTCACACACAGAAAGGAACCAAATGCAAAGTAGGATTGTGCTTCTAAGCGCATTTTTATCAAGTATTATTTTAATGGTAGCTTCAATCAATGTTGATATACACAACATTATGCCAATCAAGGCAAGCTATCAGTCTCTATCAAAAGAGGCACAAAAACACGTGACATGTCTGGCTGAGAATATCTATTTTGAGTCGGCACATGAACCCGTTACTGGCCAAATGGCTGTTGCGTTTGTCACTATAAATCGTGTACAGACCGGCAACTATGCTAGTAATATTTGCGATGTAGTAACTCAAAAGACCGGTAACACTTGCCAATTTTCTTGGTATTGTGATTCCTTATTTACCTCAAAACGGTTGACAATCAAGAGTACAAAGTTGTATAATGACATTAGAGAGTTAGCAACTAACCTGTACATTAATTTTGATCGTATGGAGGATGTTACAAATGGTGCGACATATTATCATGCAGATTATGTTAATCCAAATTGGACAAAACTACAGAAGGAGACTAAAATTGGCAGGCATATTTTCTACAAAAGCAAAGGTGACAAAATTGACCGAACAAAAGGAGTTATTTAATATGAACAAAGACCTTATCACTATATGTGTTTCTATAACAATCGTATTGTGTACCACAATCGTTGGAGGATTCATGTATAATTTAAACGACCGTAATAACATGGCCAAAAACATCGAAGCCGCTATTACAAAAGGTGTTGATCCATTGTCTGTTAAGTGTGCATATGAAACTGGAGCTAATCCGGTTTGCATCACAATGGCAGCAACAAAGAAATAATTTAGGAGTATATTATGGCAGTGAAACAATTTAGTATTAATCAAATCTCTAATGAAGCAGACCGCAAGAAATTGTTGGATGCTGTACAAGAGTGTTCAAATTCTATGACACGAATGGACGGAGAAAAAGATTTCATTAAAGAAGCAGTGAAAAAAGTTTCAGATGATTTGAAATTACCTAAACAAGTCGTTCAACGTTTGGTCAAAGTTTATCATAAACAAAACTATGATGAAGAAGTTGCCACGCATGAACAATTTGAGCAGTTGTATGAAACGATTGTGAAATAATGCCAACTAAAGAAGAAATGAAGAAGTTTTCTGTGGAGATTGATAGGTTCGTCTCCGAAAGAAACATCAATCATCTTGAAGCTATAGTTGAGTATTGTGCCGAAACGGGTCTCGAAACGGAAGTCGCCGCAACATTAATTAATTCGAATCTAAAGTCGAAAATTGAGTTGTTGGCTTCCGATTTGAATATGCTGAAAGTGAAGAAATCTCGTTTACCCATATGACTGGTTATGAAACATTTGCGTTATTCAATTCTTTAAAACTGCACTTCAACCGAGAATCTTACGATTACTTTAAATATAATGGTAAGAGCAACATCTCAGTTGATGCATTTGAGAATAGGCGTGACAAATACCACTTTCACAAGTTGTCTAGGAAGTACACAAACAAGGAAGACATGGAATTATTTTTCGTGTCCAATTTGGTTGAGAAACCTAACACTTGGGCTGGTGATTTGTTAACTGAAGAAGCAGATATCAATTACAAGACTCACCAAAAGGTGTTACAATCACTATCGTACTTTTTCGAAAATGATTGTCACCTGCTATTTGATGGATGCGACAATCCAAACGATTTGTTCAAAGTGAATGACGGTGATTATCCTGTAATATTACGCAAGACCATGCAGAAGGTAACACAAATTGAAACTTTGTGCATACTTAATAAAATACTTGGCTTTGAACCTAACTGGAATGCTAGAATTGCCGATACTATTCGGTGGCCAGAATTTCGGTTAAGATTGCTCAAGTATGCCACATTTCTGCCACAGGATGTGTTAAAATATAAACTTATTCTAAAGAAGATGATATGATAAAGAAAATCTACCTCGATATGGACGGTGTTCTCTGTAACTTTGAACGCCGGTACCTTGAACTATATGATGAGTTACCTGGTTCTATGCGGGACCGGAAAGACTTTAATGTGAATTGGGATCATTTTGTGCAAACAGAACAATTTAAAACATTGGACTGGTGGCCTGGTGGTCGAGACTTGTTGACGTACATTACACAATATCAACATGAAAATGAAGTCGAGGTAGAAATTCTTTCATCTTCTGGTGGCCAAAAATACCACCGAGAAGTTGCTCTGCAAAAAATTGAATGGCTGTCTGATAAAGGCATTCCATTTAAAGCAAATATTGTTTCTGGACGTAAGGTGAAAACCGAATATGCCACACCAGAATCGATATTGATTGATGATACACATGATATTATCCAAGCCTTCATTGGTGCGGGTGGTATCGGTATACATCACAAAGATATAGGTAATACTTTAATGATGTTGGATAAACTTCTGGACAGGTCACCTATATAAATCTATATTATGATAATATGGTCGTTTGTACAAGCCTATATTATAATGTGGACAAAAAAACTATACAACGCAATACAAATTATACAAGGAAATATATATGAGTTCATTTGCAAATCTTAAACGCAATCGTGACAATTTCGACAAGTTGTCAAAAGCGATTGAAGCAACCGGCACTCCTGCAGAAGCTGGTTCTAAAGATGACACCCGATTCTGGCAACCAGAAGTTGATAAAGCTGGCAACGGCATGGCAGTAATTCGTTTCTTGCCATCTCCCGCTGTTGATGGTGATGATGCTTTACCATGGGTTCGAGTATTCACGCACGGATTTCAGGGACCTGGAGGTTGGTTCATTGATAACTGTTTGACTACTTTGAATGATAAGTGTCCTGTGTGCGAACACAATAACACACTTTGGAATTCTGGTATCGAAGCCAACAAAGATATCGCACGTAAGCAAAAACGTAAACTAACTTACATGACAAATATTTTGATCGTTTCTGATCCAAGTAATCCGTCAAACGAAGGACAGGTTCGCTTGTTCAAATTCGGTAAGAAGATTTTCGACAAGATTAATGAAGCGATGAATCCCGAATTCGCTGATGAAACACCTATCAACCCATTTGATCTATGGGAAGGTGCTAACTTCAAGTTGAAGATTCGTAATGTTGAAGGTTATCGTAATTATGACAAATCAGAATTTGCTAGCAAGTCTGCCTTGTCTGAAGATGATGCCGAGTTGGAAACAATTTGGAAGAAAGAATATTCCCTCAAGGAATTTACTGAACCAAAGTTGTTCAAACCTTACGCCCAATTGAAGACTCGTTTGGATAAAGTATTAGGCTTTGAAGGCGTTGCACCTTCAACTACTGCTGAATCTATCGATCTCTCACCACCTGCAGCTAAGTTTGCACCACGTTTAACACCTGCTGACCTTGCTGGAGATGATGACTTGGAATACTTCAAGTCTCTCGCTGAAGAATAAACTTTCTTTACTGAACGTTTAGACCCCGCCAAGTGCGGGGTTTTTTATATGCCGATGCCACCTGGTCTAAGAATGTTTAATTTCCAGATTTCAGGTAACATATCGATATTATAGGCAGAAGCAGTTGAACCTTGGTTTACACTTCTTGACTGTGGTGCAGCTGCAGGTGGTGGCGATGACTGTGGTGCAGCTGCTGGTGCTGGTGGTGGTGTTCTATTTGCATCAGCTAGAGCTCTTGAACCATCATTTAACATTTGTCCTCTAATTGCTGAAAGAGCCAACTCACGTGATGGTTTTTTTGCCATGCCACCTTCAAGCTCCTCGAAATGTAGGTGAGCTCCCTTTGATTGTCCAGTATTACCAGATAGACCAATTTTTTGACCCTTTGCAACCATATCACCAACTGCAACTTGCATTGATTTTAAATGTGCATATTTGGTTGTTCTTCCATTTCCATGGTCAATCTCAATAACATTACCATAACTTGTTGAATTTCTCGCACTTGTTACTTTTCCACTTTCAACTGCAACAATATCGGTACCTTCATTCACTTTAATATCAACACCTTCATGCCACGATCTACGACCCGTTATTGGATGTGCTCTTTCACCAAAATCACTTGAAATTATATATGGTGAATTGGATTTTGATGGCTCTTTATTTTTTTCTCGTTCTTCTTGAACTTTCTCCAAATTTTTATTAAACATTGTAGTTGCATCAAACAACATTAACTTTTTCTGTTCTTCGGATTTTTTATCTATTTCGATCTGTAATTGTTTAACTCTATCTTTCATTATTTTAAGTGCTTGTCCTCTGGAGGTTCTACCGTCAGCTCCATCAACTCTGTATTGATTTAATAATGCTTTTTCCGAAAAGGTCAATGTATTATTCTTTTCTTTTTTCTCCAAGTCGCTTATAGTAGCCTCTTCTTCTCTTATACGTTCATCTTTTTCTCCCTTTTCCGCCATCAAACCCGGTAAATCTTTATTTCCTGTAGCTAAACCAATAATTGTGCCAATCAAACCACCTGCTGCAGCACCTTTTATACCCAACACACTACCAATCGCTGCGCCTATAACACCTAAAATTAATCCTTTGTTTGCATTGAAAAATTCACCAAAATAGTAAGAGAATATTTCACCAACTTTGCCGAAACCATCACCTAAAGTTAAGAATACGGCTCGAGTATAATCACTTGCTGCATTGGCTATTGAAACAATTTTATCGCCAAGTTTTTTCATAAATGGACTATTTTCCATCCATTCGTAAATACTGTTAAATGGTTTAGAATCTAAACCTAATGCGTCATCTAATTTTTTAGCTAGTTGCTTCATTATTGGTTCTTCTGATGTTGAATCAATTCCTATTGCTTCCATCATTGATTTTTTCAAACCCGAAAAATCAACTTGTGAAACTAATTGTTTTACAACATAGGCAGCACCTGCTAGTCCAATGATTGCCAATATGGGAGACATTTTACTAATAACTCCAAATAAACCACCAAGTATACCGCCACCAAGTGATCCTATTGTGCCAAGTCCACCCATAATACTACCCATAAACGATGAAGAACCTCTGGCGTTTGATGGTGTTGTATTTCCTTGTTGAGCAGATTGATTTCCTTTTTTGGATAATGAATCGATAGCCGTATTTCTTGTTTTAACATCATACCACAATGCATCTTGTGTTCTGGAACTTTTGCCAGTCATCTTTTTTGTAAGACTCACAATATTTTGTCGAGTAATATTTGTATCTCTCGCCATCATATTCATGTTAAAAGTATTTTTGCTAATAACACGCAATAAAGATTCTTGTCGTTCACTTGATGCCAACAAGTCGGTAATGCCTTGTGAATCCGCATTTGAACTAGTACTTGTGGGTGATGAAGATAATACACTAGATGCTTTTTCTAGTGGTGAATATCCTTTACCAAATATTTTTTGGCCAGCAAGAGATAACACACCACTTCCGCCAAACAGAGTATTTCTGATATCCATTCGTTGTCTGGTTTGTTTGAGTGCGGCCGAACCTAAAGAACTTAATATTCCTTGACTCTTCAATTCTTGTTTGTATAATTGTGAAAATTTTGTTGCCATTTATTTTCTACTTTTTCTTGCTAGTTGTTGTTGTTTTAGCTTCTCGTTTTCTTCATCAATAAACTGAAGCAGCATAGTTACATAAACAT